AAATCGGCCAGGCGAAGTGAGAGGATCTTTGAGAGGATAGCGAAATTATAGCATAGTTTTCCACAAGACACTTTAAAATTTATCAGATTTCTGATATTATTGTGAATAGAGGTTACAAAGTGGAACTATTCCAATGCTCAAAATGCGGCAACCATCTGCCAAGAACAACAGATTTTTTTTACCGTTTTAAATTCAACAAAGACGGGTTAAGAACTCATTGCAAAGATTGTCATAACAAGGCGACTGCCGAAAATCAAAAAACAGAAGAAGCGAAAAAACGTCAAAAAGATTATTACCAAAAGAATAAAAAAGAGCTTCTTGCTCTTTTAAAGGCTGCATAATATGAGCAGGAAAACCGAAACAACCGCATACGAACAACTATCGCCGAAGCGGCAGCGCTTTGTCGATGAGTATGTTGTCGATTTTAACGGCACGCAGGCGGCCACCAGGGCGGGCTATTCGCCGAAATCAGCTCAAGAACAAGCGGCAAGGTTGTTATCAAATGCTATTGTCAGGGCCGCCGTTGAAGAGCGCAGAAAAAGCATAAAGAGAAAATCAGTCAATCACCGTCACTGGCTGTTGCGTAAGACCAAAAAGATCATTGATAAATGCACTGACGACGGCAGCGACAAATGGAACCCGCAGGGCGCCAACGGCGCAGTCAAGAATATGGTCGATATTCTCGGCCTGAAGACCGAAAAGCACGAAATAAGCGGCGGTATTCAAGTCAGCCACGACCTTAGCAAGCTCTCGGCAGAAGACCTGCACGCGCTGCTGAAGATTTTGGAGCGTGCAAAATGAAGCTGCCGACGATTGCCGAAGTGAAGGCCGAACTTGCCAGGCGCGACTTGATCGAATACGCCTGCATGCAATGGCCAAACTACCGAGCAGCGAGACATCACAAGGCAATCGCCAGCGCTTTGCAACGCGTCGAGTCTGGACAATGCAAGCGCCTGATGATATTCGCTCCACCCAGGCACGGCAAGTCGATGATAACGTCAGAGTTTTTCCCCGCCTGGTATCTCGGCCGCAACCCTGACAAATATGTCATTCATGCAACCTACGCGCAAGAACTTGCCGAAGACTTCGGCCGTAAGATCAGAAATCAGATGGCCGACCCGATGTTTCAAGCGATCTTTCGGGAATGTCAGCTCTCAACCGACAGCGCCAGCCAGAAACGCCTGGCGACATCTCGCGGCGGCAGCTATTTCGCTTTGGGCGTTGGTGGTGCTGCAACTGGTCGCGGTGCCCATCTGCTTATTATCGACGACCCCGTGAAGGGCCGTGAAGAAGCCGACAGCGAAACATACCGGCGCAGGCTCAAAGATTGGTATCGCTCGGTTGCTTACACCCGTTTAATGCCAGGCGGCGCCGTTATTATTATGAACACCCGATGGCACCATGACGACCTGTCAGGCTGGCTGCTCAAAGATCACGCCTCGGAAGGCTGGGAAGTATTATCGCTGCCAGCAATCGCAGAAGAAAATGACCCGCTTGATCGGCAGCCCGGCGAAGCACTCTGGCCCGAAGATTATTCAGCCGATGACCTGTTGCGAATCAAAGAACAATCCGGTTCTCGCGAATGGTCAGCACTCTATCAACAACAACCCACGCCAGACGAAGGCAGCATATTCAAGCTTGAATGGTTCAGGCGATATAAAACCCTGCCGGCTGCACCGCAGCTTATCGTTCATTCCTGGGATACCGGCACAAAAGACGACGACCTGAACGACCCGACCAGCATGACGCGCTGGGATGTTCACCCGGCAGGTCTTTATCTTGCCGACCGCTTTTCTGCTCGCCTGCAGTTCCCTGATTTGGTTCGCAGCGTTCAGGCGATGGCGGCCCGCGACAACCCCGGCGTGATTCTGATCGAAGATAAAGGCAGCGGGCAGCAGCTATTGCAGGTGCTTCAACGCGAAACACGCCTGCCGGTAGTTCCGGTTGTGCCAGATAAATCAAAAGTTATCAGGGCGCAGGGCGTTAGCGGCATTGCCGAATCCGGCCGCGTTTATCTGCCGGAAGTCGCCGCCTGGCTGATCGATTTTGAAACCCAAGTTGCGGCTTTTCCGATGGCACCACACGATGACGATGTGGACTCGATGACTCAAGCGCTGCAATATCTCGCGCAATGGACCGCCACCGCACGCGCTGCAAACAACAAAGCGTGGAACGAAATAGGCAAATCAGGAGAATTATAATGGCCGCGATCTCACAAGAAACACGTCAGAAGGTTCTCGAATACGTCAAGGCCGACATCGACGCGGCAGACTTGTATTATACCGATAACGTCGAGCCGGCATGCCTGAAGCGCCTGCAGCGGTTTTACTCGTCGAAAGAATATTACCAAACGCTTTTCCCACAGCTCTCGCGCCGAAGCAGCTTTACCATGTCAGACGTGGCCGATACCGTTTATTGGGTAATGCCGTCACTGATGAAAATATTCTTCGGTGGGCAAGACCCGATTTCTATTGCTGGCCGGACTCCAGACGATGACGCTGCACCGATGCAGATGCTTTGTTCGTGGCAGCTTCAGAAAAAGAATCGCGGTTTCCTGATCTTTTACCGCTGGTTGCTCGATGCCCTGCAGCTCGGTCATGCCGTCGTTAAAATCAGGTGGGAACGCGAAGAAAAAGAAGTCGAAGAATCTGACATCATGGCCGCCGATGACTTTATGGCCGCCAATTTCGAAGCTGTCGGCGTTAAGTTTGTCAGGGCCGAAGAGCAGCCAGACGGCACATACAAAGTCACCGTTAAGACAAACAAGCTTGTAAAAAATCAGCCCGTTTTCGACAACGTGCCGGTGTCAGAATTTGCATGGCTGCCAGACTCAGCCGACGTGAAGCGCCTGCAGTTTTGCAAGCACAAGCGCCTGATGACCCGCAGCGAAATTGAAACCAATATAAAGAACGGCATCTTCGAAAAGATCACAGAAGAGCAACTTGCCGTTGCTCGATATATCAGCGACGAAGACGAAACTCTCGAAGAATTTCTGCGCGACGACAACCCATATAACGACGGGGCTGCCGATCTCGATACCAGCCGCATGCAGTTCTGGGTCGAAGAATGTTTCGGCAAATACGACATCAACGACGACAACATCAGCGAAGACGTTATCGTAACAGTTATCGGCGATACAATCGTCAGGCTCGAAGAGAACGAACTCGGCCGCCCGCACTTTGCCGTATTGTCGCCTTATCCAGATCAGTATCAGCTCACCGGCAGAACCTTTGATGATCTCATCGGCGAACTGCAGGACATCAAGACCGCGATCATGCGGCAGATTATCGTCAACATTGCCAATAACAACGACCGTCAGGCAATTGTAGACGAACTGGCAATCAACCCTGACGACCTGCGCGACAATCGCAAGTGGTTGCGTGCCAGGGTAACAGGCGACCGACCTATCAGCTCTATCGTTTCTTACCTGCCAGAATCGCCAATGTCACCGGCTGCTATGCCGATGGTTGAATATCTCGACAGCATCAAAGAAAACCGCACTGGCGTTACCAAATACAACCAGGGCCTCGACAGCAAAAGTCTTAACAAAACCGCCACCGGCATAACTGCAATCATGAGCGCAGCGAATCAGCGCATCGAAATGATTGCCCGCATGTTTGCCGAAACCGGCGTTCTCGATCTCTTCGAATTACTGGTCGAAATGAATACCCGCTACATCGACAATGAGCAGGTTGTCAGACTCACCGAAGGCAAAAGCATTGTCATCAGGCCAGACGACCTCAAAGGCGAATACGATCTCGATATTTCTGCAGGCGTCGGCGCAGGTCAGCGTCAGGAAGCAACGCAAAACATGATGCTGCTGATTTCGCAGATTTACCCGGCACTGCTGCAGCTTGGTGTGCCGCCCCAGATTGTAACTGGTAAAGCCGTTGAGGCAGCAAAAACCCTTGCTGAACAGATGGGCTATAAAGACGCTTCGAAGATTGTGCCGACCCCTGAAGAGCTGCAGCAGTTCATGGTGCAGCAGGAGCAAATGATGATGGCTCAGCAGCAGCAGACCGATGCCATGCTGTCACAACTTTCGCCCGAACAGATGCAGGCTTTAATGCAACAGGGAGGCAAACCCAATGGAAAATAAAAGACGGCTCAGGCACGAACTGATTCAGGCCATTAACGACGGGCTGGAAGCAGCCTCAGCGGCAAAGTTTCTTATTCCGGTCATACAGCGCAGAAAAAACATTTTGATAGAAACTTTGTGCAACAGTTCACTTGATTATCAAAAAATTGACAATAGCTTCTATTTTGCGCTACACTTGGAATTGAAGTTGTTGACAGAAATGCAGAATGACATCGAGTCAGTAATTTTGCGTGGCGAAGAGTCTTCAGAAAAGCTCATAGACCTGCAGACGCCAGAATCACGCGACACCGAAAATTATCGAATGTAGGAGCGAGTTATGTCAGACACCGAAAACCTGAACGAAGCCGAAGTAGAAGAAAACGATCTCGACGCCAACCAGGCCGAAGCCGGCGAAACCGAAGAACTGGCAGATAACGAGCTGTTTTCTGATCTCGACGAAGATCTCGACGAATCAGACGACTTTGATGACGATCTCGATGACGAAACCGAAGAACAGGAGAACGAAGGCGATGCCCTGCAAAACGAAGAAGACGCCGAAAATGCCGAAACCGATGAAAAAGTATTAACCGAAACGTCGGCCAAGACCGCATCTGGTCTTGAAAAATACAAAGCATTCAACACCGAAGCCAAGAACGAATTTAAAGCCATGTTTGGCATTGAATACGACGAATTCGACGACGACCACAAAGACGCCCTGCAGGACATCAAGCAGGTGCTGAAAAAACGTGACAATGCCGTTGAACAGGTAAAAAACATATCGAGCAAGCATGGTGAAAAGTTCAGCCAGTTTGTTCTTGACCGCTTCGAAGACCTGCCTATTCGCGAAATGAAGAAAATTCAGGCTGCCGAACGTGCAGGTGATTTCTCTCTCAGTCTTAAATACATTCA